ACGCAAAATTCTTACGGTGCAGGTGGTACATCTTACGGTGTATTCTCTAACAGCGAAGATATGGCGCTTAACTTAGGGTTTTCAGGTTTTAGAAGAGGTTCTTATGACTTCTACAAAACTGACTGGAAATACTTAAATGACGGTTCAACAAGAGGTATTATTGAAAACGATATTAGAGGTGTAATTGTACCTGCTGGTACATCTACTGTTTATGACCAAATTCTTGGTAAAAACATTAAGAGACCTTTCTTACACGTAAGATATAGAGCTTCTCAAACTGATGATAGAAAAATGAAATCTTGGACAACTGGTTCAGTTGGAGGAAACTTCAGCTCTGATCTAGATGCAATGGAAGTTCACTACCTATCAGAAAGATGTTTAATTACACAAGGTGCTAACAACTTTATGTTATTAACTTCTTAAATTTTTCATAGTAGAGCAGGGTGTGATCAATTGGATTAACACCCTAGCTTTACTTTTTATTAACTTATATTATATTATATCATGGCAAAAAAAGCAAAAGCTCAAAAGAGCGAAGAAACAATCGTTGCAGAAGCACCGGTTAAAGAAATAATTCAACAAGAGCCGGTAGTATCAAAACCTACATGGCAAATAAAAGACAGAATATATGTCTTAAAAGACGGTT